GTGATAACTGGCAAAGCCTTTACCGTGATAGTTGCAGGGTTAGAAGTAACAGAACCACCAGCACCAGTCACAACACAAGTGTATGAACCAGCGTCAGAAGGTACTACAGATTGTTTTGTATAGGTTGCAGATGTGGCACTGGAGATATTCTCGCCATCCTTCTTCCATTGATACCCAGTGGCATTAGTTGCGAGAACACTTAGGGTAAGTGCTCCACCTTCATTGACTGTTTGGTTTGTCGGTTGCTGAGTAATTACTGGTGGCTTAATGGCATCCTTCAACTTAGCATTCAACATTGAGAACGGCTTAACTCTTGCCAACCATTCACAATACACTGTATCAACGTCTTTACCATTGATAATTGCATATTGTAAATCCATGAAGAAGTCAGAAGTTCTCCTTTGAGCACCGATGCTGTAAAGCAAATCATCACTAAAAGGTACTTTGTAGTCTGGTTTGTAGTCAAACTTCTCAACTTCTGCGATATCAGCTTCAGGCCAATATGAACTATAGGTAAGTGGTAAAATAGCTTCTTGATATGTTCTAAAATCATATCTCTTACCAGCCTTTACATTTGCAATGAAACCCCTTACAAATTCTTTGAAGTCTGGGTAAGTCTTTGCTTTAATCATTTCTTTTTAGCCTCTAAACGTGCGTTTAATCTAAAATAGCCTTTATGTTGTGGAGACACATCACTAACAACAATACCTTCAACTTTATAACCCTTACCAATTACATACTGGATATCCATGATAAACGTACCAAGCCCGACAATGTGGAACATTGGGTATAGTAACTTATCTGAATCTGGGAGTTTAATTTCTGGGTTATAGGTGGGTTGTTCGGCAGTTGGTGTAATATCCTCTTCAGGCCATTTACTCATTCTCCATGTTAAAGGTGATGCAATAACATCGTTAAGATTGTATCTTTCACCATTCTCCACGGAGTGGATATAGGATTGTAGGAAGCAATAAAAGTCTTTTGCACTCTTAGCCTTCATTAAATATCCTTATAAACAGATAAAGGGGCATCAGCCCCTGTTTATACTTAAGCTTTGGTCTTAAGTAGGTTCTTAAGTTTTTTGAGATTCATGCTCTCGTCAAACTTAAAACCAAATCCATTGACATAATCAATGAACTCGGATTTCTTGCTGAGTGATAGCGCGTAACTCATATCGAAGTTATTACTTGTTTCTGCGTCTGGACTAGAGTTCACATCAAATGAAATTTCTGTAGGCTCTTGCTTGCTGTTTCTCATATTATCAATCAATAGACAGGTATAGTTTGCTGGATAGAAGTTAACACTACCATCAACATATCCATACTTGTTATTGTGAATAAGGTTGGAAAATACCTTAAGAAATGTTTCTGAGTCGTGGCATACAAGTTTAAATTGACTGCATTCTCCAAGAGCCACTAAAGAGTAAGGACTTTCACTATCAATGTCATAGTTTGGGTTTGATGTCGTAACCGTCACACGCATCAGGTTATTGGCAATAGTCTTCTGCTTGAAAGAATTTGGGACATAGTGAAGACCTCTATCACACTGATTAACTAGCGCTTTCAATAGGTCATTTGCATATGGTGAATTAATTGATACAGAGCCATCACTATTATAATTAAAACTTACTGTTAACATTTTCAGTTCTCCTGCGATTTATGATTTTGCTGCAATAGAGAAACGAAGTAAACTCACTGGAAGAAACCATTAAGTGTTGTTCACTAGATTGAGCCATTGCCCTGAAATACATTCCAGTCAAAGCATCGTAGTGACTATTCTTTCCAATTGAGGTTATATAGCCATGACTCTTTGCAGTCTTATATAAATCTATAATATCTGCGATTTCTAATTGGGAACTACACATAGATAATCCTCTTGTCTTCTGTAATTTTGAAAGAACAGGTACAGACCAATTTCAGAGGATGAATAGTAGAGTAACTCTACCCTTTTTGATTCCTTACAGTGATTGGTATTTTTACCTTTCTTCGGGTTGTTTGATTTTCTCATTAAGTCTCCTTTGTAGAACAAGGCAGACCTACAGCTTTAAGTAAGATGGTACAGTAATCCATACAACAAGTCAAGAACTATTGCAAGTTAAAAAAGTTGTTGACAAAGTACTTGACAAGGTGTAGGCTTATAAATACTTAGAAGATAACTTAAAAGGTTCCTCTAAAAAGGCTATTTAAACAGATATCTTTCTGGATATCTATCTTTTATCTTAAAAGCCTTTTAAGAGGTCTTATAAGAGGCATACCAATGAAAAACAGAACAAACAAAGGCCAGTTTAAAAAAGGCCAATCTGGAAACCCATCTGGAAGACCAAAAGGCTCTCGTAACAAAAGCTCACTCGTAAAAGCTCAACTGACCATTGATAATTCTGCTGAGTTTGCTGCAAAGCTGTTTGAGGCGATTGTTACAAGGGATGCTGCTAAGCTTGCAGAGTTCGGGTTAAACACAGACGATGTAACCATCAAGAGTATGATTGAGGTCGGTAAAACTATCTTTACTCACTCAGCAGGTGAGATGAAAGCACTTGCAGCAGACACTAAGAAGACTCCTGATAATGGTGGTCAACCACAGACAGATAACAAACCAACGTTCTCTGCTGTAGCGACTCTCAAAAAATAATTTTAAAAGGTGTTGACAGACTCTACAAAGTTGCTCTAAAGTCTGTCACATCAAACAACAAATGAGAGAAGAGAGTAAAATATGAGCGAATTATTTAAACATGCGCACCTTCATGCAGGTCGAACTGAAAATGGTGCTGTAAACCATACTTCATCAATGTCTGCTCTTGTGGACTTTTACAAAGCTGCTGGTTCAAGCCGTAGCAATGTAGAAATCTTACCAGACTTGTTCTACAAAGCTTTGCGTGAGGATGTTGATGTTGCAGTTCGTATTTTGCTTCACATGCGAGATGTACGAGAAGGTATGGGTGAGCGTAAAGCCTTCAGAACTGTTTTACTTCAAGCAATCGAAGATAAAGTTTTAGAGCCTACACAGTTTCTTCGTATTATGGATAAGATTGCAGAACTTGGTCGTTTTGATGACTTCAAAATCTTCGTAGGTACTCGTTTTGAGACAGATGCCTTTAAGCATTTAGAAGCAGCATTACTAGACCCTGAGACAGCAGGTTTAGCAGCCAAGTGGTTACCACGAGTAAAACCACGACACAAACAGTTTGTAAAACGTTTCTGTAAGTTTGCAAACTTAAGCGAGAAAGAATACCGCACACTGTTATCTGCACTGTCTGATACGGTTGAGCAAAAAATCTCTGCTAATGAGTTTGGTAAGATTGATTACAGTAAGATTCCGTCTCTTGCTGCTGCACGTTACCAAAAGCTCTTTAACCGCAAAGATGGAGAACGCTACAAAGCTTACATTGAGTCCTTATCAAAAGGTGAGGCTAAGATTAATGCTGGTGCTGTCTACCCATACGATGTGATTAAGTCTATCAAGCATGGTAATGCAGATGTTGCTAATGAGCAGTGGAAAGCACTACCAAACTGGATGGCAGAAGGTGAGAACATCTTGTGTATGACTGATGTTTCAAGCTCAATGTCTTGGGTGAATCTTGGTTCAATCACTGCCCTTGATATTGGTGTATCACTTGCCTTGTATGTAGCAGAACGCAATACAGGTTGCTTTAAAGATGAGTTAATGGTCTATTCAACAAACCCTCATTTCATTGAACTGAGTGGTGATTTACGAAACCGTCATCGTCAGGTAATGCGTCATGTTGAATATGGTTCAACTAACTTACAAGCAGCTTTGACCGTATTCTTGAGATAGGTAAGAGAAACAACTTGACTCAGAAAGATATGCCAAGTAAGCTTATTATCTTCTCTGATATGGAGTTTAATCAGGTTGATGGTGCAAATGGTCGTACAAACTTTGAAGCAATTCAGAGTAAGTACAAAAAAGCTGGATACGAAATGCCACAACTAGTATTCTGGTACTTAGCAAACCGTAATGGTACTTGCGAAGTATCTGTTAAGGATAATGGTGTAGCGATGGTATCAGGGTTCTCTCCAGCCACTTTAAAAGCTCTGCTTGGTGGTGAGAAGTTTGACCCAATCAGCGTAATGCTCAAAGCAGTAATGGTTGACCGTTATATCTGGTAAAAAGTTTTAAAAAGGGTATTGACAATGTGTTTGATACCCTTTAATATGTTCTACATAGAAACGAAATGAGAGCTTTTCTAAGATACTGAAAAATATTTTAAAAAAGTTCTTGACAATCACTAAAAAATAATGTTAAAGTGGTTACATAGAGTTTGAAAAGTTTATCTCTGTTTAGCTCAGCTTGGTAGAGTGTTCCGTTTGGGGCGGTAAGGCCGGAGGTTCAAGTCCTCCAACAGAGACCAAATTAATGTTCCAGTAGACAAAATGGTATAGTCACCACTCTTTCAAAGTGGATATTTGAGGGTTAAAATCCCTTCTGGAACGCCAGTTTTGACAGAAGACCAATTACAGCAAACTTAATCTTATTCATCTGAAGCTAAATCGGACAAAGAAGAGATTTGGTCTGGTCATTAAGAATTGCGGGTATAGAGAAAGGGCGTCTCACATGTCTCATTAGCATGGCATCGGCAGGTTCGACTCCTGCACCCGCCTCCAATTTTGCAGAAGACCGTATGCAGCAATAAACTACTTTTTGCGGATAAAAGAAAAAAAAACACGGTCTGGCAATATATTAAGGTTAGGAAGCACATAAGGTATGTGCGGTCGCCTGTTAAGCGAATGGCACAGGGTTCGAATCCCTGACTAACCGCCAAATTTAAATGTGTCGTTATCCCGTAGATGGTAGCGGTGGGGACTGTAAATCCCTTGTCATTGAGACTCGGTAGGTTCGACTCCTACACGGCACACCAAATAAAGGTTATGTAGTTTAACTGGATAAAATACTCCCCTGTCACGGGAGATGATGTGAGTTCAAGTCTCATCGTAACCGCCAATTTTGAGAGGGCTATTTAGCCCCTCCCTTAAAGGGTTCTTACGAGTATTCTTTAAAGGAGCAGAAGACCAAATTCAGCAAGTTACTTAAAATTTAAAGCCAATTTAATTTTGAAAATTTAAAACTTGGTCTGGCTCAACAAATTTACAGAAGACCGTTTACAGCAAAACTTAAACAATCTATTTCTCCGGTAAAGAAAAGGCGAAGGTTCGATTCCTTCACTCGGCAGATGTCGAGTTGGTGTAATGGTAGCACTTAAGATGATAAACAACGGTCTGGTAATTATCTTTGTAGATAAGTTATTAAGCTTACCTGTGAGTATGCGACCACAAAGGGTGAAAGGGTAAATTCTAGATTTAAACCCAACAAGGCACATCGCTACAGACCTTAAGCAAGTCTGGGTAGCTTATCTACAAAGATAATTTAATGGAAGTGTAGCAGAATGGTGATGCGGCAGACTTTTAATCTGACAGGCGATGGGTTCGAATCCCTCCACTTCTACCAATATGGTTCAGTCGCAGATAAGGTAATGCAAGGGTCTCATAAGCCCTATGAATGTGGGTTCGAATCCCATCTGAACCTCCAAGCTGGTATAGTTAAGAAGGTTATAACACTCCCCTGATAAGGGAACATCGGTGGTTCGATTCCACCTACCAGTACCAATTTCAATAAAGTTGTTGACATTTAGATGTGACCACTTTATAGTAACCTTAGTTTTCGTTGCGTAGCGTCTATTTTGCAAATTTAAAATAAATGCAAACGACAATGTTTTTCTGGCAGTAGCTTGATAGGCTAAACACCAGTGAGGTCTTCCAATCCCTCATCAAAGAATTTGGCGTACTAGCCCACGGTATGATTAATAAGGTGGGCATCTTTAAGGGCTTTCTAAGAGAGTTTTTAAAGATTAATGCACCCTTAGTTCAACTGGACAGAGCAAATGACTTCTAATCATTGAGTTACAGGTTCGAATCCTGTAGGGTGTGCCAAATAGTTAGCAGATTGCTTAGACGACCTTATCGGGTCTCCGTGTAAGGAGGTGGTCTGTATCTCATGTTTTCCAGAACATGTAAATAATCTGAGAAGGGGCTTTACAGTGTTGTGAAAATACGGTAAGCTTCGAATTACAGTATGGGACGATGTTAAGACTCTAAGGCATGAGCAACGGCCTCCAAAACCGTTTCAAAGGGGTTCAACTCCTCCGTCCCATGCCAAAATCTTATTAGGGGTAGGTAGCGGCTAATGGCAGCCAAACAGTCTTGAAAACTGTTGCCACTGTAGAGATACGGTGAGGGTTCGACTCCTTTACTTACCGCCTAATAAGATTTACACCGTCCATGCTTGCTCGCATTTTCGGTTTATCCCTCGTGTATTGTCGTACACTGATAAAGCACCTAGTAGGTGTCACGGAGAAGAGATATATCAAGCTCTCCAAAGGTTCTAGTCACCGGATTAAACAAGACTATGCAAAGACCAAATTAGGTCTTTTTAGAGGGCTTCTAAGGTTATTACAGCTTGTTGTGGAACCTTGTTGCTTAGGTTCTTAGAAGTTCTCTAAAAAGATTTAATGGGAGATTGACGGTAATTGGTAAACCTACCATCCTTAGAAGTTGGTGTTTGAGGGTTCGAATCCCTTGTCTCCTACCAAATTAATGCAGGTGTAGCAAAATGGTTATGCGGCTGACTCTTAATCAGTAAGACGATGGGTTCAATTCCCTCCACCTGTACCAAGCAATGGGGTCATAGTTTATATGGTTAAAATTCGAGTTTTGCAAACTTGGGAACTGAGTTCAATTCTCAGTGACTCCACCAATTAGTGCATCCATAGTTTAAACGGGAAAATTACAGTCTTCCAAACTGAGGTTGAGGGTTCGATTCCCTCTGGATGCTCCAAATTAATGCTCCTATCGTATAATTGGCTATTACGGTTGCCTTGTAAGCAACTTATCAGGGTTCGAATCCTTGTGGGAGCACCAATTTAGAGGTCAAGTGAAAGACCGCTTTGAGTCAACTGAAGACCATAACAAATTCCACGGAGTTGAGTTAGCGGCACAACTTCAGACCTCTTTCATACTCGCTTAGTTTATATGGTAAAACATCACCCTTACAAGATGAAGAAAAAAGGTTCAAGTCCTTTAGTGAGTACCATGTTCCAGTATCCCAATTGGCAGAGGATGCAAGCTCAAACCTTGTATTAGTGACGGTTCGAATCCGTCTTGGAACACCAGTTTTGCAGGATTAGTTCAAATGGATAGAGCAACAGTCTACGAAGCTGTTAATAGGGGTTCGAATCCCTTATCCTGCGCCAATTTAAAGAGGCTATTTAGATGAGATATTTGAAGTATGCTTCATGGATTTTCTTAGCTTTGTTAGAGCCATTTGCAGCAATCTTAGCAGTTATCTTAGCACCTTTCGTAGTTCCATTCTACAGTGAGAAGAAAGGACATCTCCCTTTTGGATTCAGATGGATGGAGACATATGACAACCCAATTGATGGTGATAAAGGTCATGTCGAACGATGGGCTAAGATTAGAAAGATTGGTAAGCTTGGTGTCTATATGCAGAGAGTTGGTTGGCTCTGGAGAAACAAAGCTTATAACTTCTCTTACCATGTGTTAGGAAGAGATGTAAAAGATGTTACTAAGTGGAAAGGTAATATCAATGTAAGTTCTAACCCTGAAGATAATCAGACAGGTTATCTCCTAATGTGGAACAGTAATGCTTGGGGATTATTCGCTTTTATCCCGTCAATTAAAGTCTTTGGTAAGCAATTCTACTGGAGAATTTATGTTGGGTGGAAACTTAAAAGTGTTGTCCCAGAAGAAAGAGCATTCTCAAGGGAAAGAGTTATGTTGGCATTCTTTATTCATCCACTAAGAAAGTAAAGATTTAAAGGGGATTAGTTTACAAGGTTAAAACCTCGGTCTTTGAAATCGAAGAAGTTGGTTCAATTCCAACATCCCCCGCCAATGCTCCATTACTCCAATTGGCAGAGAGGCCAGACTTAAAATCTGTGTTATGTATCGGTTCGAATCCGATATGGAGTACCAAATTTAGCGGTATAGCATAACTGGCAATGCAACAGTCTCTGAAGCTGTCTTATTAAGGTTCAAATCCTTATGCCGCTGCCACTTCTAAGGGTTCTTACGAGAGTCCTTAAATGTGGCCTTATCATAAAAGGTAATGACCCATGCTGTGAACATGGTCTATACGGGTTCAAATCCCGTAGGTCACCCCAATTTATAGTCCAAGTAGCTTATATGGTTAAAGCGCGTGTCTGAAAAACATGAGAAGAGGGTTCAAATCCCACTGGACTACCAATTTCAAAGGTGCTTAATGAAAGAGATGACAGAACAAGGTAAGGAGATTTTTAATCTCTTAAAAACCGGTAGAGGGTTTTCTAATCCCCTTATTACTGGTGCAGCAGTTCTAGGTGGAACCGTGGCTGCCTCTACATCACTTGTAAGCTCTATTAGCTCTGTAACAGACCCTACAATGAAGGATAAGCTCATTGCTGCTGGACTTACAACAGCTCTGCTTAATAGCTTTACAACGAGTCTGACAAGCACTACATCAACCACTAAGACATTGACAGATTATGGTCAAAAGTCTATTGATGAGTTTTCCTCACGTATGCAGGTAGCAAAAGGCTACTCCAATGTTATGGGTGCAGCAGGAGAGCAAGTTGGTTGTACACCATTTAGTGGTATTATGGGTGTTGCTACAGAGTATGGTCAAAAAGCTATTGACACAATTAACAGTGCACTAGACGGTGTTAATGATGTATTAAGTGACTTACAAGATGCTATTGATAAAGGTCTTGATACTGTTTCTGATTTAGCTAACCAAGCTGTTAGTAAGATTAATGAAGGTATCTCGAAGATTACAGCTTATGCAGATGAAGTTGTGCAGATGATTGAAGAAGAAGCTGCCCTTATTGCAGAGTACCTTAAAACGAATATCAATGGGTTCTTAGCAGGTATCTTACCAGACTGGTTTGATGATGCTTGTAAAACTGGTGTAATTGATACTATTGCAACACCAGAAATGAAGAACGCATTACAGAAATAATGGAAGATTAACCCTAAAAGGTAAGGGAGCAGTTTGCTAAACTGCCAGTAGCTGAGAAATCGGTGTACCAGTTCAAGTCTGGTATCTTCCTCCAATTTGAATCCGTGACAGAAATGGCTATGTGCCTGTCTGCAAAACAGGTCTATAAGGGTTCGAGTCCCTTCGGATTCTCCAAGTTATTTTACTCTCTCTCAATTAAAATAATAATAATGCCCTGCTATAAGTATTCTTCCTTTCGCTACCGAAGAGTATTTTTAGACAGGGCTTTTTTACAGAGTTATACTTTATAAGAAGCCTTATACAGTATGTCTCTGACGTACATTGTGGTTTCTCCTTGACGGTCTCTGTACCGTCTTTTTTAAGGGGAAACGTGGTTAACTATTTGGAGAAAACATAATGAGCGAGACCGTTTATAAAGAACTTTACGAAGCTAACAAGAAGCTAGAATTTATGCAGAACACTATCATGGCAATTGCAGACAGATTATCTGTAGCAACAGGTATTGATATTCAAGAAGCGTCTATGGATGCACTTCTTGATGCTGTTGATGCAAAGTTCGAAGTTAAGACAGAAGAGACTGCTACAGACTCTGAATAATTCTATTTGCGGAGGTGCTTAATGGACTTAAATGCTGTTAAGCAGAAGCGAGTGGAAGATGTTAGGAAAGTCCTAGCTGGAGAGTTGGGGCTTTCTGATGAAGTAAAAGAAATTATCAAATCATTCGGTAAAGACCCCTCTAAATTCCTTCCAACTCAAATTCTGACTTTATTAAGATACACACCAGACCAAGTTAGACTTATCTTCAAATTAATGACTGATAAGAACTATGTAGCCCCTCAGCCGGGTTCTCAAGAGGTCTTTTTAAATACTAATGCCGACTTGGTTCTCTATGGTGGTGCTGCTGGTGCTGGTAAGACGGCTGCATTGTTAATGGACTCTTTAAGGTTTATTGATGACCCTAACTATAATGCTGTCTATTTCCGTCGAAATACAACACAGTTACAAGGTGGTTTGTGGCCTGCTGCAAAGAAACTATTTGGTAAGTTTGGTGGGGTTCCTCACGAGCAGAAGATGACTATCACATTCCCTTCTGGGGCAACTATCAAGTTTACCTATCTAGAACTTGAAAAGCACGCTGAAGGTCATCAGGGTATTGAATACTCAGCTATTTACTTTGACGAAGGTACGCACTTCTCTGCTTCACAGATTTCATACCTACAGACTCGTTTACGTTCTGGGGCTGAAGGTGATTCATACATGAAGATTTCTATGAACCCAGACAGAGACCACTTTATTTACGATTGGGTAGAACCATTCTTAGATGAAGAAGGTTACCCAGACTCTGAAAAATGTGGTCGTATTCGTTGGTATGTAATGAATGATGGTGTTATGGTTTCTGATTGGGAGAGAGACAAGATTCTCGAAATGTTTCCTCTTGAGATTCCTCAAACATATACATTCATCTCTGGTACGATTGATGATAACCCAATTCTTGACTTCTTAGAACCTAAATATCGTGGTAAGTTGGAAAACAACACTCCTGTAAACGTTGCAAGACTTCGTTTCGGTAACTGGAAGGCTCGTGCAGAAGGTTCAAACTATTGGCAAAGACAATGGTGTGAAATTGTTGATTCACTCCCAGAGGATGTATTCGATGTCAGAGCATGGGACTTAGCAGCAACTTTACCATCTGAGATTAACCCTAATCCAGACTGGACAGCAGGTGTTAAGATGGGTAAATCTAAAAAAGACGGTTGCTATTATATCATTGATGTAGTAAGATTTAGAGATAGACCCTCTGGAGTCGAAACACAAATTAATTTGACTGCTGAAAGTGACGGTAAGCGAACTGGTATTTTTATCCCTCAAGACCCAGGCGCTGCTGGTAAATCCTACGCAACATCCCTCATCAGGAAACTTGCCGAGAAAGGTTATCGAGCAAGAGCTAAACCAACAAATAAAGATAAAGTTACCCGATTTGCGGGGTTTTCTGCTGCTTCTGAAGCTGGACTTGTAAAAGTCTTGAGAGGTAGTTGGAACGAAGCTTACTTCCAAGAACTTGAAGGCTTTTGTGGTGATGGTAAAACTAAAGATGACCAAGTGGATGCTACCAGTGATGCTTTCAACAGTCTTAACGAAGTTAAATTATTCAAGCCACCATCAATGGGCGCTCACACAGACTTAGTGAGAGGGAACCCATATGAGGGGCTTAGACGTTGATAGCTAGGTGAGAAGAATGGCAGATATTACAGAAACACAAGAAAGCTTACCACCATTTAGAATGGGTGAAGTAGGTTCTTTGGGTCTGAAGGTTAAGAATGGAAGAATCTATGAAGAACCTCGTCAGGCACTAAGGTTCCCTGAAAGTATTAAAACTTTCCAATTAATGATGCGTGACCCTGCTGTAGCAGCATCTGTAAATATTATTAAGATGTTTGTCAGAAAAGTCAACTGGAGATTCGTACCTCCAAAGGGAAAAGAGCAAGACCCTAAAATGCTTGAAAGAGCAGACTTCTTTAATTCTTTAATGGATGACATGGAGCATGATTGGGCAGATTTTATTAACTCTGTAATGTCATTCTGCACTTATGGGTTCTGTGTTAACGAAAAGGTTTATAAGAAACGTCAGGGTAAAAAAGGAAAGTACCAGTCAAAATTTGATGACGGTCTAATTGGGTGGGCTAAATTACCAATCAGAAACCAGTCAACACTTGATAAGTGGTATTTTGACGAAGACTTTAGAAAAGTTACTGGTGTTAGACAGAATCTGAGAAATGTTTCACATATTGCTGGAGCAATCAATCTTGGAGAAAGACCTCTAACAAGAAAACTTCCACGAGCTAAATTCATGCTATTTAAGTATGACGATGAATATGGAAATCCAGAAGGTCGTTCACCATTACTTAATGCTTATGTACCGTGGAAATATAAAGTACAGATTGAAGAGTATGAAGCTGTTGGTGTTTCAAGAGACTTAGTAGGTATGCCAAAGATTGGTTTACCACCAGACTATCTGGATGAAAATGCAGAACCTGAAAAGAAAGCTTTCGTACAATACTGCAAAACTGTTGTTAATGACATGATTGCTAATGACAGAGCAGGTTTAATCTGGCCTAGATATATCGACCCAGATACTAAAGAGGATATCTTTGAGTTCTCATTAGTTTCTAGACAGGGTGCTAAAGCATACGATACAGGTTCTATCATTGACAGATATTCCAAGCAAATTATGATGGCATTTATGTCAGATGTTCTTGCTATGGGTCAGTCAAAATATGGTTCATTCTCTCTTGCAGATTCTAAGACAAGCCTATTAGCAATGTCAGTAGATATTCTGCTGAAGCAAATTAAGAACGTAATTAACCGTGATTTAGTTGCACAGACTTACGCTCTTAATATGTGGGATGATGAAGAACATGTACAAATCACATATGATGATATCGAAACTCCAGACCTTGAAGCAATTGGTTCTTATATTCAGAAGACTGTTGCAGTAGGTGCTTTGGAAGTTGACAAAGAGCTATCTAACAAACTTAGAGAGCATATTGGTCTTCCTCCTGCTGATGAGTCTCAGCCAGTATCTGAAAAGCTTTCTCCAAATAGCCAAAGCCGCTCAGGAGATGGTTATAAGACCGCTGGAGAAGGTACTGCAAAGACACCTTCAGCGAAAGACCCAAGCACAGCAAATAAGGCAAATAAATAATGGCTGAAGTTATCTCTATTTCAAATGCTACACGAGTGCATTCGTATAGGGGTGTCCTTATCATCACTGACAAGTTATCTGTGGAGGCTGGCTCAAGGGTCAGCCTTTCAGGTTATGTTAGTGATGGTGGAATCTCTGACGTTTTCACTATTTGCAGGTTACTTGATGCACCAATGAGTGGAAAACCGTTTATTTCAGGAAATTGTAGTGAGATTGTTAAAATTCCATTTGACAGTTCATGCCTTTTGGGTGTAAAGTTATATAACTGCGAGAATAAACGTATCAATGTTAATAGCATTGAAGCCGCTTTCATTACCCTCGATACTGCATTTCAATCTCCAATGACAGTTAATAAAGAAACAAACAGACTTGAATACATTTTTTCACAAAATGATTACAAAGTACTTGTCAAAGGTAAAGTATATGATATGATTGTAAATGTGGTAGATGAATCTGGTAACCATTCAACAGTCCTTAAACAAAAAGTAAGGTTTAATTAATGGGAACATTAACTATTGATGGTAAGAATAAAATCCTCGCCACGCTAACCCCAACGACTATTATTTTACACAATGTAGACCCAACGGCAGACCCTACAGCAAATAAGGTTACTCAGCCAGTGGCTATTTATTTTTCTGAACCGGATAATGGCTTAATTGCCTCAGAAGACACAGTTAGCATTACTGTTCCAGCTTCTGCAACGGTCTCACACTATAGCTTGTGGGATGCTAACGATAAATGCGTGGCAACTGGTGCTCTTAGCAAACCTCAATTCTTCGCTGAAGAAGGTATCTATGTTATCTCTTCAGTCTCTGTAGATTTAAACAAATAGGGTGAGTAAAAATGAGTTCGAATATCTTCAGACTTGCTGATAGATTATTCAACCAACCTTTACTAGCCACTGAATCATTAGCTCACTCAGCAGCAACTTATGTGAATAACAGATTGCTGGGTGATGTCCAAGCAGCAGTAAACTTTGATAAACCCAAAGGTGAAGCAAGAAGTCTTTTAAAAGTAAAAGATGATATTGCTATTATCCCTATTATGGGTGGTTTAACTCATCGTATGACATTCATTGATGCAATGTGTACTGGTGGTTTAAGCTCTTATGAGGGTTTACGTAGAGGCTTTGACGAAGCTCTAGCAGATGAGTCAATTAAGACTATTGTTCTGCATATTGATTCTGGTGGTGGTGAAGCTTCAGGTTGCTTTGAATTAGCACGTCACATTATGGCTTCAAGAGGCCAAAAGAAAATTATTGCTTATGTAGATGAGTTCGCTTGTTCCGCTGCATATGCTCTTGCATCTTCTGCTGAAGAAATTATTGCATCACCAGATGCAGATGTTGGTTCTATCGGTGTAATCATGGTTCATCAGGAATTAACTAAGGCATTTGAAAAGAATGGCGTAACAATTAACGTCATCAAAGCTGGTGAGTTTAAAGGTATGGGTTCACCATTCCAAGCACTTTCAGAAGAAAGCAAAGAAAGACTTCAAAAGAGAATTAATGATACCTACGCAACCTTTACAGGTTTTGTAGCTGAATCTCGTAATCTCTCTGAAGAAGCTGTAAAGAATACTGAGGCGAATGTTTATTCTGCTCAGGAAGCTCTTGAACTTGGTTTAATTAACTCAATCATGTCTCAAGATGATTTCTTAAATTACTTACAAGGTTCTGAAGAGGCTCCTGTAAGTTTAAACGTTAACAATTCAGGTGAAGAAATGACTGAACAAGAAAAGCAAGAACTAGAAGCTTTGCGTCTTCAGGTTGCTCAAATGAAAGCTAAAGAACAGGAAGCTGCTTTGTCAGATTTGACTAATAAGATTTCTGCTTCTGCTGAAGCTTTTGGATTTGATGCAAAAGAAGCTGCAACGACTATTTTAGGTGCTGGTCTTGATAACCCTCTGAGTGTTCTGTTTATGAATGCTATGGAAGGTGCTAACCAGAAACTTAATGAAACTATCGCGTCCCATGCTTCTGCAATGGAAGAAAAAGAATCAGAAATTACCAAGCTGAAAGAAACTGCTGGTGCTGTTCTTGAACATTCCAACGCTATGGAAGAAGTGGGTAATGACGGCGAAGCTGATTTGGTTGAAGAAGAAAAAGAACCAGCTAAGAATGCTTCCGAAGACACCGCTGAACAACGCAAACTGGCTCTCCAGAATGCTCTAAAATCTCTTATTAAATAAGGAACACAATAATGGCATATGAAGGTTTTACTAAGCTAGGTAAAAGAGAACCTCTGAATGATATCATTCTTTGGGAACAGGTTACCCCAACAGGCCACTCTCGTAAAGAGTACACCCCAGTTGCTTCAACAGAATACCGTGTAGGTGAAGTCCTGAAAGCAGATGGTACTAAAGTTGCAGCAGGAGAAGAAGCTCAGGCTGATTCTGTATGTATCGTTAACTTTTATGCAGACCTGCAACTATCTTACCACGGTCAGTTGAAAGTGGTTGGTATTTACCGTGACGCAGAACTAAAAGACCTGCTTACTCTTGAATCAGGTGTTGATGCTGATGCAGTCAAGACAGCTCTGGCTGCTAAAGGTATTGATTTCGTACCAACTGGCCTGTAATAACAATAATAAGACATTCTGGAGAATTTTACAATGTTGACTAATTCTGAAAAAAGCAGATTTTTCCTTGCTGACCTGACTGGTGAAGTCCAGTCTATCCCAAATACTTATGGGTATATTTCCAACTTAGGTCTATTCCGTTCAGCACCAATCACCCAAACTACTTTCCTTATGGACTTGACTGATTGGGATGTTAGCTTGCTTGATGCGGTAGACCGTGATAGCCGTAAAGCAGAGACTAGCGCACCTGAGCGTGTCCGTCAAATCAGCTTCCCAATGATGTACTTCAAAGAAGTTGAAAGCATCACTCCTGATGAAATTCAGGGTGTACGTCAGCCAGGCACTGCAAACGAACTGACTACTGAAGCTGTAGTACGTGCTAAGAAGCTGATGAAGATTCGTACCAAGTTCGATATTACTCGTGAGTTCCTGTTTATGCAAGCTCTGAAGGGTAAAGTTGTTGATGCTCGTGGTACGCTGTACGCTGACCTGTACAAGCAGTTCGACGTTGAGAAGAAGACTGTTTACTTCGACCTTGACAACCCTAATGCTGACATCGACGCTTCTATTGAAGAACTGCGTATGCACATGGAAGACGAAGCTAAGACTGGCACTGTAATCAACGGTGAAGAAATTCACGTAGTTGTTGACCGTGTATTCTTCAGCAAGCTGGTTAAGCATCCTAAGATTCGTGACGCTTATCTTGCACAGCAGACCCCACTGGCTTGGCAACAGATTACTGGTTCTCTGAGAACTGGTGGTACTGACGGCGTTCAGGCTCATATGAACACTTTCTACTACGGTGGTGTTAAGTTTGTCCAGTACAACGGTAAGTTCAAAGACAAGCGTGGTAAGGTTCACACTCTGGTGAGCATTGATGGTGCAGCAGCAACTGTTGGTGTTGGTCATGCTTTCCCTAACGTATCTATGCTTGGTGAAGCTAACAACATCTTCGAAGTTGCATATGGTCCATGTCCTAAGATGGGTTATGCAAACACACTTGGTCAGGAACTGTACGTATTCGAATACGAAAAAGACCGTGACGAAGGTATTGACTTTGAAGCTCACTCTTACATGCTGCCATACTGTACTCGTCCTCAGTTGCTGGTAGATGTTCGTGCTGACGCCAAAGACTAATATTCTTAAGGAGGGTTATGAATGTGTTATACAGGCGACCCAGCCAATAACCCTCTTGATAGAGTAAGAATCCTCTGCACAGACACCAATAATGATGAGATTCTTATTGAGCAGTCTGTGCTAGAGTGGTTCTATCTAGAATCTGGAAAGGATGAAAAGAAAGCAGCCATCAAAGCTCTTAAATATTTACTCTTTCAAGTAGCCAAGATGGGAGATGAGAAGGTTGGTGGTGTTTATTTACGTAACTCTTCCAGATTCAAATCTCTGAAAGCTGTTTATGACGACCTTGTTAAAAGCTCTGTTTCAGGACTACCCTATGTAGGTGGTATTAATCAGTGTGACATTGATATGCGTCGTCAGAATCCTTGCTCTGTCAAGAAATACACAGAATATGGTGATGCTGCCAGATACGAAGGCAGAGATTACTGCAACCGTGTTAATGGCGTATTTATTATCGAGCGAGATGAATAATGGTTAAAAGGGTTATTCACCCCGCTAGAGCAAAATTAGTCGGGGCTATGAAGAACTTGCAAACGGCTAATGCTCAAGTTGGGTATTTTCAAGAACAAGGTCAACATAGCTCTGGTTTTTCTTATCCTGCTTTAATGTATTTACAAGAAGTCATTGGGGTTCCTTCAGCTTCTGGTAAAGTATATCGTAGGTTGTTTGAAATCACTATGATGCTAAACAAACAGACCTTGTTAGAGCAGACTAAGAAGAATCTATATAAGCAACTTAGCAGTCTCAACACAGACCCTTCAAATACCTTAGAAGCATTTGCAAAGAATGCTCAAAAGGCGATTAAAAGAGGTTTTGGTAATTCTGCTATCCTCCCTCCTAACGCACCTTCCACAGTCAAGAAAAAAGGCTTTAATGCACCTCTTGTTGAGACAGGTGACTTAAGGGATAACCTTGCTTATAAAATTTCTACTAAGAAGGGTATTAAAAAATGAGACTCTTAAACAGACACAGCTTTGTAGTAAAGCGTAAAGTCTCTGAAGACGGTTATTATAATGATGATGGTGATTGGGTAGCTTCACAAGATATTGTAGAGGTTAACTGTAAAGGTAATATCCAGCCATATATCAAAGGTTCTGTAAAGAATGGTACACAGATTGCTTTACCGGAAGGTATTAGACTTACCGATACAAGAATCCTGTACACTACATATAAACTTAGAACTTCAGACGATGTAGAGTGGAATGAGTCTGACATTGTTATGATTGATGGTCATGAGTATGAAGTATTTATGACTATGGATTGGTCACAGCAATTAGCCCATACATCCCATTATGAATATATCATTATTAGAAGGGATAAAATGAATGCAGTTAGAAACAGCAGAACTTGAAAAAGGTCTAGTTAGAACCTTAGTGGATGTTATTGGTCACAGATTAGCTCGTGATAAGAATAATAGACCAAATGTAATTAGAGCTTACCCTTCTGATAACTCAAATGACAAAGGTTTAAAACCTGACCAGCCATTTATTACCGTATACTGTCAAGATGCTGCAACACCTTATGGTTGGGTTCTTGATAAGTTTGTTGAGGATGATGTAGTTTGCTACAGAATTGCTTTTCAGATTCCTGTATTAATTACGGTAAATGGTAAAGGTGCTCACAGTATTATGCTTGAGCTTAAACAACGATTAGAGATGAGTTCAGTCAGAGATTTAATCCTTGAAGAAACAGGGGCTACAGTACTAGACACTGGAGCAATCCCGAATGACTATACTTATCTCAATACAGATTTCGAAAATTCTGCACCTCTTGTTGTAACTCTTGTAAAAAACTCAGTCCTGAAAGATGAACGTGGAAGTATTATTGAGCGTGTCATTGTTGATGGTGAGTTGGTTTATGAAGAAGGGCAAGAGCCACCAGAATATACTATCCATCTAGATGTAGACTCCAAAGGGGTAAAATAAATGTGGAATCCAATTGTTAATGTAGATATTACATTGAACACCGCAGGAACTACAAGAGAAGGTTTTGGTTTGCCACTATTCTTAGCTTCAACAGATAACTTTGAAGAAAGAGTTCGTGGCTACACTTCCTTAACTGAAGTTGCTGAAGATTTCGATGAGAATACTGCTGCATATAAGGCTGCTAAACAACTTTGGAGTCAGACTCCTAAAGTAACTCAGCTTTATATTGGTAGACGTGCTATGCAGTATACTGTATCAATTCCTGATGCTGTTACCGAAAGTACAGACTACTCAATTACTGTAGCTGTCGGTGGGGGAATGTCACAACCATTCCAGTACACCTCACAAGGTGAAGACACTGCCGAGAATGTATTACAACAGTTTAAAACACAGATTGAAGCTGACCAATCAATTAAAGATAAAGTTTCAGTCAATGTTACTGGTAGCAACGGTTCTGCCACAATGGTCATCTCCAAAGCTGGTGACAATGATTTCGTGAAGGTAACCACTACAGCACAAACTGTGTCTATTGCAAGCACAACTGCTGATACAGCGTCAACTGCTCTGGCAGCTATTGAAGCTTATTCTACCGACTGGTATTTCATTGCAGCAGAAGACAGAACTCAACAGTTTGTTTTGGCAATGGCTTCTGAGATTCAGGCTCGTAAGAAAATCTTCTTCACAGCTAACTCTGATGTAGCAGCACTACAAGGTACAGAATTAAACAGTGCAAATGATGTTCCAGCACAGCTTGCTAAGAGTATGTATACTCGCACAGTTTGCTTGTGGCATCACACAGCGGCAGAAGATTATCCAGAGATGGCATATATTGCTTATGGTGCTCCATATGATGCAGGTTCAATTGCTTGGGGTAATGCTCAGCTAACTGGTGTAGCTGCTTCTCTACAGCCAGCTAATAAGAGACCTCTGACAAGTATTCAGAAGTCAGCTTTAGATGCACGTCACTGTAACTTTATTGACCTTGATGGTGGTGTTCCAGTGGTTCGTAGAGGGATTACTTCTGGTGGGGAATGGATTGATATCGTCCGTGGTGTTGACTGGTTGGAATCAGACCTGAAAACTTCTCTGAGAGACTTGCTAATTAACCAGAAGGGTGGTAAGATTACTTATGATGATACTGGTATTACCCGTATTCGTCAAGTCATTGAAACCTCTCTACAAAGAGCAGTCAACAGAAACTTCCTGTCATCTTACACAGTTAATGTTCCTAAAGCCTCTCAAGTTGCTTTGGCAGACAAGAAAGCTCGTATCCTGAAAGATGTTACCTTCGCAGGTATCTTAGCAGGGGCTATCTTGGATGTTGACTTGAAAGGTACAGTGGCTTACGAATAATAGAGGTAAATTGGAATGGCTATGTATCAGCAATATTCCCCTAAAGACGTTGTATGTAGCTGGAATGGCATTGCTATTGAAGGCTTTGCTCCAGACTCATTCTTACGTCTACAGAGAACATCACCACTTATCACACCAGTTGTAGGTGCAGGTGGTCAGGTTGCTCTGACAAGAAATGCAGACAAGACAGGTACTATTGAGATTGAGCTAATGCAGACTTCTCTCTCTAATCAGATGCTTTCTGCAATTCAAGCTAAACAAGACAATATGGAACTTGAAGAAGATATCTCTTCTAACTTCGTAATCTACGACCCATCAGGCTCTGTTCTGGCAACTGGTATTAATGCTTGGTTGCAGGAATTACCACAGATTGAACTTGGTCGTGACCAGAACTCTAAAACTTGGATTTTTGGTTGTGAGAAGCTAGACTATACTTCAACAATTCCAGCGTCAAGTGTTTAATAAATCCTATAAGGGGGAGACTTTAAAAGGTCTTCCCCTTTTTTGTTTCTTTTAAAGTATTAAGGAATCACAATGAAAACAGAATCTAGAGTAATTAATGGTAAGAAAGTAAATATCGTTCTGCTTGGGGCAAGAGATGGTATTAAGATGTCTATGAAGTTGGGTAAAATTGTTGTTCCAACATTTGCACAGATGCTATCAAGTCTGACTGATAAAGATAAGAAAGAAGCACCGATGGTTCCATTTAAAGAACTTGTTGAAGCTTGTTTTGACAGAATTGAAGAAATTAACCTTGAAGAAATGGCTACCTTGTTATTTCAAGGGGCAACTGTTGATGACTTCCCACTTAATATTGATACGTACTTCCAAGCAAACTACGGCGAGTTTATTGATTACTTAGCATTTGCGCTGGAGGCAAACTTCGGAAGTTTTTTCGAAGCAAGCATTTTCAAAAGCCTAACTTCTCAGTAAACATGGGCAATACTCTACAGACACCACTGACTGATGCTGCTGTAGAGGCAACCTATGAAGAAGCAGACGAGATGAAATTTGTGCTTGCTATTTATGGTATGGAAGGGTGTAAAGAAACACTTGACCAACTCTTTGCTATGACATTCTCTGATTTATTATCATTGAGACAATTTCTTGAGATTCAGAGGTCGTATAAAGAGGAAATTGCTTACAACGAACTTAGAAGAGCAGGAAAAATGTAATGGCACAATATACAGTTGATAGCTTCATTGTGGAACTTGGTTTCAGTGAAAAGGTTGTTAAGGGCTTGCAAAGAGTTGAGAAGATGTCTATGCAAGCTGCTCAACGTATTGAGCGAAATATTAATAAAGCCTTTGATGTGAAGCCTAATAAAAGTTCTCAGGAAGCACTTAATAGAATTGTAAAAAATGCTCAGTCTGCTTCAGGCAGAATCAATAAAGCACTCAACAGTTCCTTGAACCTTGATTCACAAGGTGTGAAGTCTCTTAAGAAACTTGAAACTCAAGCAAAAAAGACTGCAAAAGGTATTAACAAGTCCTTAAGAGATGCTATGAAGGTTGACGGTAAAATCACTATCAAGACAGGTAGAGGAAGAGGTGGACAGAACATTCCTCCTGTTGGTGGTGGAGCACCCAGAGGTCCGAGAGTAGATGTTGCTCAGAGACAAATGGAAAGAATGTTTAACAACAACTTCTATTCAGGGTTAACCCGTAGACTGGAAACAATTGGTGGTCAAGGTAACCAGATGGCAGCCTCTTTCAGAGGAAGCTTACAAGGTATCTATAACAAATATAAAGGTACTGGTAAGGTTGGTGAGTATGAGATGGAAGTTAAAAAACTCATCGACGTAACCAAACGTTGGGTTATTGCAGAAAATGCTAGATTAAAATCAGTTAAAGAAGCAGCTTGGCTACAGGACAGGGCTAACTCATCACTACGTCAATTAGTTGGTGGATTTGTTTCAGCTTATGCTTTACTGGAACTATCACAAAAGACTATTGAAGCTGGTGTAAAAAGACAATCTGCACAATTAGCCTCTACAGCTATCTTTGGAGCAGATACACAGCAAGCCAGAATGTTCGCTGCATCATTCGCACACCAGATTGGTCAGAACTATACAGATACTATGAAGCAGTACTCAAACTTTGCTGCTGGTGCTCAACCAACACTTGGTTTTCAGGGTACTCAAGAGTTCTATAAGAATGCTGCAATGTTTGCCCGTATCAGAGGTGCTACTGATGAAGACTTGAAAGGTATCATGGTTGCATTCCAGCAGATGGCATCAAAAGGCAAAATTCAAGCTGAAGAACTTCGTGGACAGTTAGGTGACCGTTTAGCAGGTGCTTTGCAGTTATTCGCTGATGCCATTGGCAAGACTCCACAAGAACTTGATAAGCTGATGAAAGACGGTAAACTTCTTGCTCAAGACGTTCTGCCAAAAGTATCTGAAAGAATGGCTGAACTTGTCAAGCAAGCAGGTGGTATGAATGCTGTGTCTAAGCAGACCGCTACATCAATGGGTCAAGCTAAGGCTATGTGGGATAACACACTTGTAGCACTGTTTAACAACTCTAGTGAGGGTATTTCACAGTTATCTAACTCTATTGCAATGTTCTTACAAGGCTCTATGGGGACTACAGAAGCATTAGGTCTTGTGATTGGGAATCTTTTAAAAGGTGCTGGTAACCTACTTGACTTCGTTACAGACTTCATGTACAGAGTGTCTGGGTTGTACTACTATGCAAGGGCTTGGTATAAAGACCTTGACAACAGTCAGCAAAAGCTTGTCAAAAGTGCTGGTGAATTTCTTGGAACAGTCACTACGATTGGTGGTGCAATTGCGGTCATTAGTAAGATTGCAAAAGTCTTTGGTGGTACTGTAGCATTCATTAAAAGTGTCATTGAAGAGGGTATCTTTGGAAAAATCATGCAGAGATTTGGCTTGAGTGGTGCAGCGACTACAGCAGAAACAGTTACAAGTGCTGCGGGGGCTACAGCAACAAGGATGACACTTGGCACTGCTGGCGCAGCACTTATGCTAAGAGGTTCTACAGACCCAAATGCTGTTAAAAACTACAGTGCAGTAACATTACCAAAACCGTTTGAAAATGCTGTTGCAAATATTACGAATCCAAAAAGGCCAATGTTCTTTGATGAGAATGGTCAACTTCAGTTTGCACAGTACACTCAAGACGTTGAAGGCAACAGAAAGTTAATTGATAATGGTCTATCTAATTGGGAGATTATCATGGAGAAGCTATCAACATCTATTGATAATTTTGCCAATAAGTTTAACCAGACACCGATGATGATGACGCCTTCTGGTTTACCTATGCAGACTAAACAAACCCTGAATGTTACTTTCAATCTTGATGGTAAACAAATTGCTACTAAGATGGTGGATATTACTGACAAGAATCAAGAAGACATTCTTCTAAGTTCAAGCTATCCAGAGGAAGAATAATGTTATGGGATTCTAATATGCAAATCAAATATAGTGGCAAAGACGGCATCTATTTCCACTTAAGAGATAATGTAGATGCCTTCTTAACCTTATCAGCAACTGAAAATATGGAATTTGACAGCCCTATGCAGGTAACTACA